GAGCTGGGGACGATGTTCCTGGCGAAGAAGAATACAAGATTGAGGTGGTCGATCCTCGCAAGAAAGAGGATCGGAAACCTAAGAAGGCTGAAGCGGCTAAAGACTCGGATGACGATGAATCCGAAGTCGAAAACTACAGCGCACGAGTTCGCAAGCGAATCGATAAGCTGAAGTATGAGTTCCATGAGGAACGCCGGCAGCGAGAAGAAGCCGCTCGATTGCGTGATGAAGCGATTACCTACGCTCAGCGCATCCAAGAGGAAAACAAACGGTTAACCTCTTTGGTGAGCGACACGCAGAAAGCCATTCAACAACAAATTGTTGAGAAGGCGAAAGCAGCTTACTCGCTAGCGGAGAATGAACTCAAACGCGCACATGAAGCGGGTGATGCAGATGCCATCGTTAAGGCACAGCAGAAGCTCACTCAAGCGCAACTCACTGAGGCAGCGGCTCCTGCGTATGCGCGTAAGCTAACAGAAGCTAAACTTGCAGCGCCTGTTAAAACAGAAACGCAAGCGGCTCCAGCGCCTGCCGCTGATCCGCTACAGCAAGTGGCGCGAGCAGTTCCGAAGCCTGATCCCAAGGCATCAGCTTGGCAGTCTCGTAATGAATGGTTTGGTTCTGACCCCGAAATGACCAACTTTGCCTACGGGGTTCACCAAAAATTACTCTCCGAATATGGAGAAGACTTTGCTTCAACCGATAGGTACTACGAAGCAATTGATAACAGAATGCGTCAGGTATTTCCTGACCGCTTCTCGGAGGAAGATGACGGGGATGACTCTTATGAGGAGTCGAAACCTGTTCGCACTGCGACTTCGAGGAGAGTTCCCGTCGTGGCTCCAGCGAAAAGATCGTCTGGGTCAGCCCCGCGCAAAGTGCAGTTGACGGCCACACAGGTCGCCCTCGCCAAGCGACTTGGATTGACTCCCCAGCAATATGCCTCACAAGTGATGAAGGAGATGGGCAATGGCTAATGTGCGCAAACCTCGCGAAATAGACACTCGTGCTGAAGAATCTCGGACTCCAAGTTGGAAGCCGCCTTCAATTTTACCCGATCCCTTGCCGCAAGACGGCTGGGTGTTTCGGTGGGTTCGGACATCCTCACTCGGTAATGCAGACAACAAGAATGCATCCGTGCGCTTAAGGGAAGGATGGGAGCCGGTAAAAGCGGAGGATCACCCTGAGTTAATGATCATGTCTGATCACAACTCGGAGTGGGCTAAGCGTGGAGGTGTTGAAGTAGGTGGACTCTTGCTTTGCAAGATGCCGGCTGAAAATGCTAAAGCTCGCCAAGACTTTTATGCGGGTAAGGCAGAACAGCAGGTTAACTCCATCGACAACAACTACCTGCGTGAAAGCGATCCACGTATGCCAATGTTGAAGCCAGAACGGAAGACGAGAGTTACGTTTGGTGGTGGCACCTAAGAATTGTTCTTAGCGGCCGCCTTGATTAACTTAAGGAGTATCAAGTATGTCTGCAACTGCAACCCCCTATGGGATGCGGCCTGTCGGTGTCCTTGGTGGCCGTGTCAACAATAACGCTTTCAACAGCTATAAGATCGCAAGCGGTTATGCCGCGAACGTGTTTTATGGCGATGTGGTAAAGCTTGTTAGCGATGGGGTCGTCGAGAAGGATACTGGCACTTCCACGTTGACGCCGATTGGTGTTTTCGTGGGCTGCCGCTTTACCAACCCCACGACGAAGGAACTGACCTTTAGTCAGTATTGGCCGACGGGTACCGTAGCCTCAGACGCTTTTGCGTATGTGGTTGACGATCCGTATGCCGTGTTCCAAATCCAAGGCGATGACACGCTCGCTCAAACGGCTCTTGGCAACAACGCCGCTATTGTTCAAACCGCTGGCAGCACTGCCATCGGCACGAGCAAGAATGCGTTGGACGCTTCCACGATCAACACCACGAACACGCTTCCGTTGCGTATCGTGGCGTTTGTGGATGGCCCGGACAGCGCGGTCGGTGATGCGTACACTGATGTGATTGTTAAGTTCAACAATCACCAGTTGACCACCACCACTGGTGTTTAAGAGGAGTAACTAGCAATGGCAATTTCACGCGCACAGTTGCTCAAGGAACTCCTTCCGGGTCTTAATGCATTGTTCGGTCTTGAGTACAAGAAGTACGAAGACGAGCATGCTGAGATCTATGAGACGGAGAACTCTGAGCGTTCATTTGAAGAGGAAGTAAAACTTTCGGGATTCGGCGCTGCGCCGGTTAAGAACGAAGGTTCTGCAATCTCTTATGACAATGCCCAGGAGTCGTTTACGGCTCGCTACAACCACGAAACGATTGCAATGGGTTTTGCGATCACGGAAGAAGCCATGGAGGACAACCTCTATGATTCGCTTTCGTCTCGCTATACCAAAGCACTCGCTCGTGCGATGGCCTACACGAAGCAAGTTAAGGCGGCTTATCCGCTGAACGCTGGCTTCTCTGCTTATCAGTCAGGCGACGGTGTTTCGCTGTTCAATGCCAACCATCCGTTGGTATCGGGCGGCGTGAACTCCAACCGTCCGACGGTAGGTGTTGACTTGAACGAAACCTCGCTCGAAGCAGCGGTGATTCAGATTGCGGATTGGACTGACGAGCGTGGGCTGCTGATCGCTGCCCGTCCTCGTAAGCTCATCGTTCCGCCTGATCTGATGTTCGTGGCTCAGCGTATCCTCGCGACGGAACTCCGTCCGGCGACCGCTGACAACGACATCAACGCGCTGAAGTCGATGGGTGTCATTCCAGAAGGGTTCGCTGTGAACCACTATCTGACCGACACCAACGCTTGGTTCTTGATGACCGACGTCCCCAACGGTATGAAGCACTTTGTCCGTGCGCCTCTTGAGACGAGCATGGACGGAGATTTTGATACCGGGAATGTGCGGTACAAGGCCCGTGAGCGTTACTCGTTCGGCGTTTCTGATCCGCTTGGAATCTGGGGTTCGCCAGGTTCGGCTTGATCGGCAAGCTAAGAGGGGGGTCGAAAGACCCCCTTCTTTTTTCCTAGTGTTTTCTCATATCAGACAGGCTAGGCTGACGACATGCAGACTGATATGAACATCTCGCATGTGAGGATCTAAAGATGAGTTTGACTACTTTTTCCGGCCCAGTTAAATCCGAAAATGGATTCATTGGCCCAGTTGCTAACACCACTTTGACTGCTGCCTCCACGTTGACTGCAGCGGATAGTGGCCGTACTTTGTTTTTAAGCGCTACTGCAGAGTTTGCAACGACATTGCCAGCTCCTGCGGCAGGCCTTTCTTTTAGCTTTGTGGTGGCTGCCGCTCCGTCTGGCGCAAGCTATACGATTGTAACGAGCGGTAGCGCCAACATTATCAAAGGCGTTCAGTTTACGGCTGAAGATGCAGGCGGATCTGGTGACTCGGGAACTGCCGACGACACCATCACGTTTGTAGACGGTCAGGCTGTTGCTGGCGATCGCGTTGATTTAGTGTGCGACGGAACTAACTGGTTTGCTTATGCGTTTACCAAGTTGGTTGCTGGCCTTACCTTTACTCAAGCTAGCTAATTTAACCTTTGGATATGCGGGGAGTTTCTCCCCGCTATTCATTATTTAAAAGGGGTTTGCAATGCAAGCAGATGTATGGTCAGTCACGCTCGATTCTGACGCTGACTTCTATGTAGAAAGCACGACGCCAGGTGGCGCAGGCGCTTTGACGCTTGCCGCGACTCAGCCTGCTCTAAACGGGGCGGGTTACAAAGTTACTCAGACTTCAGCGAGTGGCGACAACACTAGCGTTAACTTTGTGATCACGGGTATCGAGGTAGGTGGAAACACCATTACCGAAACCTTAGCAGGCGCTGATGGTTCAGGTGGTGCAGCTTCGGTATCTTCAACGAACTACTTTGCGGTTGTCACGAGCATCACGGTGAGTGCCGGTACAACTGGCGCGATCACGGTAGGTTTTGGTGGAAGCCTTGCCCTGCCTCGTACTCGCATCAAAGATTGGTACTACGTGGGTAATGGCAGCGCAGGCAGTATCTCGGTAGTGAGCGATGGTGAAACGATTCCTCGTTTGAAGATTGTATCGCCAGCGACCACGACGCCAGAAGCCTACTCTCAAACCTTATCGGGTGAGGGGATCTTGGTGGGACAAGTCGGTGATAAGTTCGCTGTTGTGACCACCACAAACATCACCTCCTACACCTTAACCTGCGGCTAATGGCTAGCGCCAAGAATGTCAAAAGGTTGCCTTCGGGTGGCATTGAGTACCGAGGGGAGAGGTTCTCGGGGTTTAATAAACCTAAGAACGCTCCTGCTGGTGACAAACACAAGAAGGTGGTTTTGGCGAAGAAAGGGGATGACGTTAAATTAGTTCGATTTGGACGGAGAGGTTATGGTCACAACTACTCGCCGGAAGCCCGGAAAAACTACCTTGCGCGCAGCGCGGGGATCAAAGGGAAGGGCGGCAAAAGCACCGCGAGTGACCCTTTCTCCGCGAATTACTGGGCGAGGAAAGTTCTTTGGGCAGGCCCGGGAGGCAGCAAAGCGTCTCCTCCAGGCGGTTCGCGATTTAAAGGAAAGGCTTAAGTCATGGCTATAAATCGATCCAACATGGGCAAGGAAATCCAAAAAGCCCCTTCTTCGCCAAGTGCTAAGAAGAAAATAGCTACCGTTATGGATGAGTACGGAAAAGGCATCCTTACATCTGGCTCTGGCAAAAAGGTGACAAACCGCGATCAAGCCTTAGCCATTGCGCTAGCCGAAGGTCGTGGCGCAACGAACCGCGCACAAAGAGGAATGGGCGTAACAACCTATCGAGATTCTTTGAGTCGTCGCTTTGGTAATCCAGAAACCCCGATGATGCGTGACATGCTCATGCGCAAAGCTCAGGGTAAATCTACTACCCCAGAACGTCCTGTTCCTCGTGCTGTTTCTGATGAAGAGCTAAAGGCACAGTCAGCTCGCATCGCGGCTGAAAAGCAACGACAGGCTCAGCAACGCGTTAAAGATAAAGATGCGCGTAAACGAGATCAAGAGGCTTATGAAAAAGCCACAGGTCGTAAACTTCCAAAAGGAGATTGAGTCATGATGAAGTGTCGCGGCATGGGAGCATCCATGCGTAAAATGGACGGTGGTTCGATGAAGCCGGTTGCCATGAAAGAAGGCAAGATGGTTGAGCGTAAGCAGATGGGTCAGGGCATTTCTCGTTTAGCTCCTCCTCCTATGGGAAAAGTGGTAGATGCTGGAAGTCCTCGCTCTATTGCACCTAAAGCTCCTGTTTACAAATCGCCTGTTCCAGAGCGTAATCCGATGCGTACGCCAGCTAAATCTGCAGCTAAGTCAGAGCGAAGTTCAATGTCTGACCGACGAGCTTATGGGAAAATGATTAAACGCAAAATGAAAGGTAAGAGCTGCTAAGTGGCTACTAGCGCATCAGCAACCTTTAACCTCGACCTCAACGCCATTGTAGAAGAAGCGTTTGAGCGTTGCGGGGCTGAACTCAGATCAGGCTACGACCTTCGCACAGCGCGACGTAGTTTGAATCTGATGTTGCTGGAATGGGCAAACCGAGGCATTAACCTTTGGACGATTGAGCAGGGAAGTCAGGTTTTAACGCCAGGGACGGCGACCTACAACATTCCTGTCGATACGGTGGATTTGATCGAGCATGTCATTCGCACCGGCACAGGATCTAACCAAACAGATATTGATATCACTCGTATCTCGGTTAGCACCTACGCCTCGATCCCCAACAAGACTGCCACGGGTCGCCCCATTCAGATCTACATTG